TAAAGCAACTCTAGCAGAACAACAAGCTTCTTCAATGGCTGCACAAGTTCAAAACGAAATTGCTAGCAAAATGCCAGTACAACGACCTGTAGTTCCTCAACAAGAACAACAGTTAGACCCAGAGATGCAAGCTTGGTCGCAAAAAAATCCATGGTTTATGGGTAGCGAACCAGTACATAAAGAAATGACATCTTTTGCTATGTATGTTGACCAGTCATTACAAGCTAAGGGAATAGACCCTGCTACAAAATCTAAAGAATATTATCAAGAAGTTGATGTTGCTATGCGACAACAATTTCCAACTTTTTTCGGTGTCCAACCTACTAATGAAACAGAAATGTCTCAAGAAAGTGAAACGCCAAAACGACAACCATCAACAGTTGTTGCATCCGCAACGAGGGATAGCGGAAACAAAAAACCCACGCAAATCCGTCTGACTCAGACACAAGTTAGGCTAGCTCGCCAACTTGGTATTAGTCCTGAGCAGTATGCAAATCAATTATTAAGGGAGGCTTAATATGTCAGAAGAAAATAATACTACTAATCAAGTGGAGGCAGTTTCATCTGATACTCCTGAAAACCAAGAGCGTACTCCTAGAGAGACAGAAAGCCGAGAGGCTACTCAGCACACACAAAGCTGGGAAAATGCAGCTAATTTACCGACACCAGACCCACAGACAGGCTGGGTATTTAGGTACATCAGAACTGCCCTATTAGGACAATCTGATAACCCTAATGTATCTAGACGATTCCGTGAAGGCTGGCAACCTTGTAGATTGGAAGACCATCCTGAATTACAAATTCATATGATGGACCATGGCTCGGAATGGGCAAAAAAAGGTAATGTTGAAATTGGTGGGCAACTTTTATGTAAGATGCCAGAAGCTAAAGCTAAAGCAAGAGATGAACATTTTCAAAATCTTGCTCAATCGCAAATGGACTCTGTTGACAATACTTACATGAAAGAACAGGATAATCGAATGGCGACCAAACAAGTGTTTGAACGCAAATCGAGAACCACTTTTGGTAAAGATTCTTAGGAGTCTTTAATAATTAATTTAAAATAAGGAGACAATTATGTCTACAAGTGCAACTCCTCACGGAGCAAGACCTGTTGGAACAGTTGTTGGAAGCCCTTATCAAGGTAAAGTTACACATTACAAAATTAAAAATGCGTATGGAACATCCATATTCTATGGTGATTTTGTAAAGTGGGGTGACGATAACCCTAATACCACTATCCAAAAAGATACTGGTACTACAGCTTGTACACCTATTGGTGTATTCCTTGGTTGTGCTTACACAGACCCTACAACAGGGCAATTTACTACGAATCAATATTTCCCAGCTTCAACTGCTGCGGATGACATTGTTGCGTATGTTGCGAGTGACCCTTTTATACTAATGCAAATGCAATGCGATGGTGCAGCAGACCAAGACGACCTTGGTAAAAACTGTGCTGTTGTGCAAACTGCAGGAAGTACAGCAATTGGCACAAGCAAAAACTCGGTTGATATATCTACTGTAGCAACTACTGCCACACTACCTCTTAAAATCGTTGATTTTGTTGATGGACCAGATAGTGCAGTTGGTGATACTTACACAGATGTATTAGTAATGTTTAATGTTGGACATCAGTTGCTAAACACAACTGGTATAGGTTAAGGAGAATAAATTATGGCAGCTATTTCAAGAGCGAATGAGCTTAAACAACTCCTACCAGGATTAAATGCGTTATTCGGAGAAGAATACGGCACATACGAGAACGAGCATGAAGAAATTTATGTAACTGAAAATTCCGAAAGAAGTTTTGAGGAAGAACTAAAGTTATCAGGTTTCGGAGCTGCTCCAGTAAAAGATGAAGGTTCAGCTATCAATTATGATACTGCACAAGAGTCTTTTGTAGCTCGTTATACACACGAAACTATTGCAATGGGATATTCTATTACAGAAGAAGCAATGGAGGATAACCTCTATGTATCTCTGTCAGGAAGATATACTAAAGCATTAGCTCGTGCTATGGCTTACACTAAGCAAGTTAAAGCGGTTAATCCGCTTAACAATGGGTTTAGTACTGCCTTTACATCAGGTGATGGTGTTGCTTTATTTAGCACAGCTCACCCACTAGTAAATGGTGGAACTAACAGCAACAGACCTTCATCAGGTGCTGACTTAAATGAAACATCTTTAGAAGATGCTATCATTCAAATCGGTAAATATACTGATGAAAGAGGTCTAAAGATTGCTGCTAGACCTAAGAAGTTAATCGTACCATCAGACTTACAGTTTGTTGCTACTAGACTTCTGCAAAGTGACTATAGAGTAGGAACTGCTGATAACGATATTAATGCTATTAAAACAAATGGCGTGATACCAGAAGGCTATTCAGTTAATCATTATTTAACTGATACAAATGCTTTCTTCATCACAACTGATGTTCCTGATGGCATGAAGCACTTCGTTAGAAGTCCAATGACTACATCTATGGATGGAGACTTTGATACTGGTAATGTTAGATACAAAGCTAGGGAAAGATACTCGTTTGGAGTTTCAGACCCACTTGGTATCTTTGGCTCACCAGGTAGTTCGTAAGAACATTAAGGGGGAACTTATGTTCCCCCTTTTTTTTATGGTATATTATAAATCTAGGTATTTTATTAATTTGTCTATCAACTGACCTAGCAGACATTTGCCAAGATGATAGATTATTTCTTTTAGGAGAAAATTATGGCTAACACAACTTTTAATGGACCAATTAGGTCCGAAAACGGCTTTCAAGTCGTATCTAAAAATTCAAGTACAGGTGCTGTAACTACCGAGTTCACTTTAAATGGTGATGGTATGCAAGTAACCCCTGTAGCTTTAGCTGATACAACAGCTATTTCTTTAACTGCAACTGCCCATGGCGGTAGAGTTTCTGTAGTTCCAGCACTTTCAGCTAACTGCACATTGACACTACCTTCTCCATCAGCAGGAGTTCATTTTAAATTAATTTATGGTGGTGCTGCAGAAGAAACAGAAAACCTTATAATTGATACAGGTGCAGATGCTAATTTCTTTTTAGGAGGAATTATCCATTTAGATTCTAATGCAGATAATGTTTCTGTATATGCAGATGGTAACTCTAATTCTATACTTACCTTAACTGACTTTGGTTTATTTGAAATAAACATATTAGCTAAAGACTCTACTAATTGGTATATATGGGGCAACCAAGAAGGTGCAGACGCTCCAGCATTTACTGACCAATCTTAATAAGGAGTAAACTATGGCTGACGCAGTAACATCACAAACCATTATTGATGGTGAAAGAAATTGTGTTATGAAGTTTACAAATGTCAGCGATGGCACAGGAGAATCCGCAGTAGCTAAGGTAGATGTATCTGCCTTAGCTTCTAACTCAGCAGGTGTAGCTTGCTCAGAAGTTAGAGTAATGCGTATTAGCCATGCTATCGTAGGTATGTCTGTTCAATTATTTCTAGATGCTACATCTAATGTTCTTCTAATGGAACTTGCTGAAAGTAGTAATGGACATATGGAATTTGAGGACATTGGAGGACTTCCAAATAACGCAGGTAGTGGTAAAACAGGAGATATTCTTCTTACCACTAAAGGACACTCATCAGGAGATACTTATTCTATCGTTTTAGAGATGGTTAAAGTATATTCTGACTAATAGGAATTAATTATGGCTAAAACTAAAGATTATGTAATCTCAGAAACTGGTGAATTTCCAGCACAATATAAAGTTTTAAAATTAGATACTGATGGAATCTACAGACCTATATTTGGTCCAGACCCTGATTTAGAAGATGCAGAACGCAAATGTGCTGAAATGAATGGTGAAAGAGCAAGAAATGCTAAAGGGCAACTTGTTGCTGATGACCCATCTACTCCAGATATTAATGAAGCTTATGTTGGTGGTAAAAAACCAGCTAAGAAAAAAACAACTAAACCAGCAGCTAAAAAAAAGGGAAGACCTAAAAAAGCTGCATCAAAATAGGAATTTATTATGGCAGGAAGTAAAAAATCTAAATACATGAAAGGCGGTGGCAAATCATCTAAGTACATGGCAGGTGGTGGTAAGTCAGGCGTTGAAGTTGGCAAAGAACAAAATGTTATGCAATACAAAGACTATGTTAAAAAAATGTTTGGTGGCGGTATGACTGAACCAGGCGTTAAAAAGAAAAGGTCTAAAGGTATGGCTAGAGGTGGTAAGAGCTAACTAGTGTTCTAATGACCAAAAGAAAACGAGAGAACCCTATACCTAAAACTACAAAAGGTAAGGGTGCAAATTATCGTAGCACTAAGTCTGGTGCTGGTATGACTAAGAAAGGAGTTGCAGCTTATCGTAAAGCTAATCCAGGTTCTAAGTTAAAAACCGCAGTAACAGGCAAAGTAAAAAAAGGTAGTAAGGCTGCTAAACGCAGAAAGTCTTACTGTGCCAGGTCTTTAGGTCAATTAAAAAGAAGTTCAGCTAAAACTAGAAACGACCCTAATTCAAGAATTAGACAGGCTCGTAGAAGATGGAAGTGTTAAATGGCAATGTCTAGAACAAATATGCAAAAGCAAATTAAAAGTGCACCTGCATCAAAAAAGAAAACATTTGTTACACCTTCTGGTATTAAAGTTACAAAAATAAAAAAGGATAAATAATGGCTACAAGTGGAACACATTCATTCAACTTAGACATAAGCGATATTATGGAAGAAGCTTATGACCTATGTGGTCTAGAATTGCGTTCAGGTTATAGCTTTAGAGGTGCTAAAAGAGCACTTAATTTAGTATTTTTGGAATGGCAAAACAAAGGATTAAATCTTTGGACTGTAGAACAAGCAAGCGTTTCTGTAACTGAAGGCACTAGTAGCTATACTGTAGAGTCATCTGCTTTAGATATTGTAGATGTTTTTATCAGAACAGATGCTGGAGATGAAACTAAACAGTTTGACCAACGCCTAAATAGAATATCAAGAACAGAATATAATCATCAATCTAATAAATTACTACAAGCTAAACCTACACAGTTTTATGTAGATAAAGATAGTGGAAGTATAAAATTAGTTTTATGGTCAACTCCTGATAAAGCTTATACATTAGTCTATGACTACATACAAAGAATAGAAGATACAGGCGATGTAGCTAGTAATAATGTAGATGTACCATCAAGATATTTGCCTTGTTTAACATATGCTTTGGCATATAACTTAGCAGTTAAATCACCTGAAGCTCAACCAAGAGTTCCAATGATTAAACAAAGATATGATGAGTTATGGAAAGATGTAAGTGATGCAGATAGAGAAAGAGCTTCTGTAAAATTTGTTCCTGACTTAGGGACATATGGTTATTAAATGGCATACGCAAGAGCAAGTAAAGCATTAGGTCAATGTGATAGATGTGGATTTTCATATAAGTTAAATAAACTGAAATATGAAATAGAAGATAGTAAGCGTAATGGTATGCGTGTTTGTGAAGATTGTTTTGATGTAGACCATCCACAATTAAAGTTAGGTGAAGTAAATGCTAGTGACCCACAAACTTTATTTAATCCTAGACCAGATGGAGGTGAAACAGAATCTACTACATATTTTTCTTTTAATCCTGTAGGTGGTGGATTAGCACAATTTGGTTCTAGTACAATGGGTCTCAATATTAAAGGTGAAGTAGGAAAAGTTAAAGTGAGTACATCATGAGTTTTACATTTACAACATTAAAATCTGCTATACAAGATTATACGCAAAATACTGAAGCAACTTTTGTTGCTGATTTACCTACATTTATTGTTCAAGCAGAAGACAGAATTATTAAGTCTGTTGAATTACCAAACTTTAGAAAAAATGTTACAGGTGCTTTAACTATTAGTAATCAGTATTTAAAAACACCATCAGATTATTTATATCCATATTCTTTAGCAGTTATAGATTCTAGTGGAAATCATAATTATCTTTTAAACAAAGATGTAAATTACATAAGAGAAGCATACCCATCAGCAACAACAACAGGATTGCCTAAAGTATATGGACAGTTTGATGATGAAAGTTTTATTGTAGGACCAACGCCTAGTGCTGCTTTTTCAATAGAATTACATTATTTTTATACACCGCAATCTATTACTGAATCAGCAGATGGAACAACATGGTTAGGTACAAATGCACCAGAAGCATTGCTATATGGAAGTTTATGTGAAGCATATACTTTTATGAAAGGCGAGCCTGATGTTTTAAATACTTATGAAAAAAGATTTCAAGAAGCCTTACAAAGACTTACACTACAATCAGATGGGTATAATCGTAAAGATGCCTATAGAGATGGACAAAGAAAAATAAATGTTTAGTGTAGATGTAGAAAGTACAATAGGAAGTGTAGAAGTAAAAACTACACAAAATGAAGGTTTAAAACCTGAATATTGGACTGAAAGAATAATGGAACGATTGATTTCTGTAAGTGACAATGCAGACCCTATGGTTAAAGCCCAGGCTGAAGCATTTAAAGAAACTATACAAACAGTTGTTTTGTTGTATATGAAACAAGCTATAGCAAGTGATAGAGCTACTGTAGCAGGATTATTAGAAAAACAAGGTCATAAAGAAATGGCTAATATTATTAGGAGACTATAATGGCAATATCACAAGCAATGTGTACTTCATTTAAACAAGAATTACTTGAAGGTAAACACAATTTTTTAGCTTCAGGAGGCAATAGCTTCAAGTTAGCTTTATATACTAGTTCTGCATCTTTAGGTGCTTCTACAACTGCGTATTCAAGTTCAAATGAAGTAAGTGGTACAAACTACACAGCGACTGGTTCTGCATTAACTAATGTAAATCCTACAACTTCAGGAACAACTGCGTTTACTGACTTTGCTGATTTAACATTTAGTAATGCTACTGTTACAGCAAATGGTTGTCTTATCTACAATGATACCAATAGTGATAGAGCAGTTTGTGTTTTAGCATTTGGTGGAGATAAGACTTCTACAGCAGGTGATTTTACAATTCAATTTCCAGCAGCAGATGCGTCAAACGCTATTATAAGAATAGCTTAATAGCCTATGGCTAATGTAACAGGCTGGGGCAGAGGTACTTGGGGACAAGGCGAGTGGTCTAATCCCCTACCTGTAGAAGTTACTGGAGTTGCAGGAACTACTGCACTCGGTAGTGAAACAGTTTCTGCCTCTGCAGATGTTTCTGTTACAGGTAATGCAGGAACTTCAGCATTAGGAAGTGAAACTGTTACAGGTATAGCTAATGTATCTGTTACAGGTAATGTTGGTACATTAGCATTAGGCAGCGAAACAGTTACAGCAGATGCAAATACTTCTGTAACTGGATTAGAAGGTACATCAGCATTAGGTAATGCTATTACTATGGGTGCTGCAGTTACTGGAGTATCAGCAGTAGCCTCAACATCAGAACTAGGAGATGAATCTGTATCTTGTGCTGCAAATGTATCTGTTACAGGAATTGAATTAACTTCTTCTTTAGGCACAGAGTCATTAATTACTAATAATAACCTGGATGTAACAGGTTTTGCTGGTACAACTGCTTTAGGAAGTGTGACATCTACAGCAGATGCAAATATTTTATTAGAAGGAATTGAATTAGTTATAGGTGAAATACTAACAGTAAATGTTTATGGTCAATTAGCACAAAATTTAACAGCAACTTATACACCAATAACACCAAGTCAAACACCAAACTATACGCAAATAACAGTAAGTCAAACACCAAACTATACTGAGATTGCAACATAAATGATATATAATTTTAACGAGGACTAAATATGGCAAGTACATATGTAAATAACTTAAGACTAAACGAAATGGCTACTGGTGATGCTAGTGGAACATGGGGTACTACTACAAATACAAATTTAGAATTAATTGGAGAAGCTTTAGGTTATGGTACAGAAGCCATAACAACAAACGCAGATACACATACATCAACAGTAGCAGATGGTGCTTCTGATGCAGCAAGAGCTATGTATGTTAAATATACAGGCACATTAGATTCTGCATGTACTATTACTATTGCACCTAACACTATGAAAAGGGTGCAGATTATTGAAAATGCCACTTCAGGTTCTCAAAACATAATTATCTCCCAAGGTTCAGGAGCTAATGTAACTATTCCAACAGGAAGGGTAGCTGTCGTATATTTAGATGGAGCAGGCTCAGGAGCAGCAGTAGTAAATGCTTTTACTGATTTAGACCTAGCAGGAACTCTAAGTATTGCAGGTGCAGTAGCAGCAGCTACAGATATGACTGTAGGAGATGATTTAACTTTATCTTCAGACGCAGCAGTTTTAGGATTTGGAGCAGATACAGATGTAACGCTGACCCATGTTGCAGATACAGCTTTACTATTAAACAGTTCAAGACAATTACAATTTGGTGATTCAGGAACTTATATACACCAATCAGCAGATGGAGTATTAGATTTAGTTGCTGATACTGAAATAGAAATAAACGCTACTACTATTGATATAAATGGTGCTGCTGATATTTCAGGTAATACTGCAGTTGGTGGAACATTAGTTTCAACAGGAAAAATTACAGCAGATGCAGGTATAGATATTGATAACATTAATATTGATGGAACTACTATAGCTTTATCAAGCGGTGATTTAACTTTAGACTCAGCAGGAGATGTTGTTCTTGATGCTGATGGTGGAAACATACTCTTTAAAGATGGTTCAGTTGGTACATTTTTAGATATACAACAAGATTCCAGTAATGCTGAAATTATAAGCAGAATTAGTGATAAAGACCTTGTATTTAAAGTAAATGATGGTGGCTCAAACACTACTGCTCTTACTCTTGATGGCTCAGATGCTGGTAAAGCTTTATTTAATGCTGGTGGAACATTTGCAAGTGGTGTAACAATTACTACAGCAGATAACCTTGACACCCTTACACTTGTATCTACAGACACAGATGCAGCTATTGGTCCAAATATAAATTTATATAGAAACGCTGGTAATGGAGCCGATGCTGACAATTTAGCTACGGTAGCATTTGCTGGAAATGATGATGCTGGTAATGCTACAGATTTTTATAGAATTACTGCTCAAATTGAAGATGCAAGTAATGGTTCAGAAGATGTATTCGTTTATCACAGAACAATAGTAGGTGGAACTGAAAGATTACGATTATCATTAGAAAGTGATGAAACTGTTATTAATGAAGAAGGTATAGACCTAGACTTTAGAGTTGAATCAGATGGACAAACTCATGCTTTGTTTGTTGATGGTGGTTTAGACAATGTTGGGATTGGTTATTCTTCAAAACCTACAGCTACTTTACAAGGATTAAATATTCTTACTGGTGGTGGTAATGGTGGTATACAGTTAAATAGAGAAGTAGGTGGTAATCCTAGCTCTGGAGAAACTTTAGGTTCTTATGCTTGGAAAGGAGTAGATGGTGCTAATAGTAATGCTGCTGCTGAAGCATCTATAGTAGCTATTGCTGCTGAAAACCATAGTGGTAGTACAGCAGCTACAAGCATGGCTTTTAATACAAAACCAACAAGCACAGGTCCGGGTTCAGCTCCAAGTGAAAGAATGCGTATTACAAGTGCTGGTAATGTTGGTATAAATGCTACAAATCCACAAACTAAATTTGTTGTTTGTCATACTGATGGAGCAAGCGGTATTGAATTTTCAATGGGTTCTTCTTTAAATTATATTCAATCTTATGATAGAAGTGCTAGCGATTATGTTGCATTAAAATTTGATGGCGAAGATATAAGATTTGGTACTAATGATGGCTCAGAAAGGATGCGTATTTTAAGTGATGGGAAGGTCGGAATCGGCACATCATCACCAACATATGAGCTTGATGTAGCAGGTGATATAGGTGTTAATGAATATATTTATCATAATGATGATACCAACACTTATATGAGGTTTACAGCAGATGCTCTTACTATTAGAGCTGGAGGTGATGACAGATTTTTAATTACAACTTCATCAGTAACAATTAATGGTGTTGATGGGCAAGTGTCTAAAACAAGTGCTGGTGGTAATGGTGGTGCGTTTTTAATTAGAAACCCTTCTTCAAGTTCTGGTTCTTACTGCAGGCTATACATATCTCCAACAGCTAACGATGCAACAGATAGAGGCACAATAATTCAAGCTGAAAATACCGATGGCAATAACAACATGGCTATGGTGTTTAAAGTTTCAGCAGGTGATTCACCAGCAGAAGTAATGAGAATAGTAGCATCAAAAGATTTAGTCGTAGGTGGCTCATCTATAGGAGCGGCTGGAGCTTTAACTATACAACCAGATGAAGATGATAATTGTCCAGTAATGACCTTTAACAGAGCTTCTACAACTAATACCTCAGACCCAATTAGATTCAAAAATGGTGGCTCAACTGTTAGTCAGATATCTTACAATAATTCTACAGTAACTTATGGTACATCCTCAGACGCTAGACTCAAAAATGTTTTGGGTGAAGCAAAAGGTTTAGAAATAGTAAATAAACTAAATCCAGTAAACTTTGAATGGAAAGATGGTGGCGAAATACAAGATGGATTAATAGCACAAGAAGTTGAAGAATTAATACCATATTCAGTAAATGTTAATGAAGAAGGTTATTACTCAATGGATTACAGCAAAGTAGTAACACCACTCATAAAAGCAATACAAGAACAACAAGAACAGATTGATGCTTTAAAATCTGAAATTAACTTACTTAAAGGAGAATAAATATGGCAATATCATATACATGGGATTGTAAAACTTGTGATACATATCCAACAAAAAGCGGTAAATCAAATGTAGTTTACAATGTTCATTGGAAGCTTACTGGTGTCGATGACGCTAATAATGACTCAAACGGAAACCCACAAACAGCTACTGTTTATGGAACACAACAAGTAGCTACAGATGACTTATCTAGTTTTACTAACTGGTCAAGTCTTTCTGAGTCTACTGTACAGGGTTGGGTAGAGACAGCTATGGGTGCTGATGAAGTAGCATCTCATAAGTCTTCTGTAGACAATGCTATAAGTGCAAAAGTTACACCAAAAAGTGCAACTAAAACTTTAGGATAAATTTATAAACCAGTCACACCTACAAGTGTGCATAAAACCATAGGAGAAGCATGGATAATAACAAAACTGTAAAACAAGAAGAAAATGTAGCTATTTTAGGAGATAAAGAAATTAAAGAGTCAGAAATGAGTCTTGAACAAAAATATTTTACTAAACAAATAGCAGATTTGAGAAACAAAAAAGCACAAATAACATTTGAGTTAGACCAAGTTGATGCTGCTTTAAATGTTTTTCAAAATAGTTTTATTCAATCTACAAAAGAAACATCAGAAGAAGTTTTAAAATCTGAAACAAAAACATTAAATACTGAAGGAGGTAAATAATGGATATTATTGTTAATTTAGTAACTTGGGTTACTTTAATTGTTACTGTTGCATCACTAATAGCAGCAACTACTAAAACACCAAAAGACGATGTGTGGATTGGTAAGATATATAAATTTATTGATATGTTGGCTTTAAATATTGGTCGAGCTAAAGAAAGTGCACCAAAAAAATAATGACTAATTCTAAGGATGCTCTAAATGCCATAGAGTCTCACGAAAGAGAATGTAAGGCTATATATAAAAGCATAGATAAAAGATTAGAAGATGGCTCAAAAAGATTTGATAAACTAGATAATATGATTTGGGCAGTTTATCCATTTATTGTTGCAGTTGTATTTTTAGCAAGATTTGTGTAATGAGTAGAGCAAAAAAATCAACAGTTAATAAAGCTGGTAATTATACAAAACCTACTATGCGTAAACGTATATTTAACAGAATTAAAGCTGGTAGCAAAGGTGGTAAGCCTGGTCAATGGTCTGCTCGTAAAGCACAAATGTTAGCTAAAGCTTATAAAAAAGCTGGTGGTGGATATAAATAGTGTCATACCTAATAAGCAATATACCGCATTTTAAATGTTGGGTTAGGAAAGAATTTACAGTTAATCATCAAAGATATCATGGAGAATTTTTACATGCTATAGCAATAGCAGTAAATACAATTCCAGATAGGTCGCTTAGTTTTCAAGTAGTATTTACTGGATGTGAAGCTGAAGATGATGAAGCCAACATACATGGTGGTGCAATGTGGGCTAGGATGCCCATACAAGCTCTTGTAGCAGATATACCTGTAGCAGAGTGGGCATTACCTATGGAAGACCATTTAGCTCAACCTTGGGACTGTGAAGCTAGAAATCATTCTGTAGTAGTTATGGATAGAGTAAGTTCTAGTCCTTGGATATGTAAAATTAATAATAATTTTTA